ATATCGTCACCACAAATCACAAGCATAATGAACTTCTTCCAGCACTCATAAGTGTGGTACTTCGCAGGAACAAGGAGCTGGTACAGGACAGCCCAGTCGGTATAGTTCATGAATCCATTGTCGGGCGTCGTGCAGCCTTGTCCGCTCGGATTTCCACCATCACGTCCGAAGACATGACCATTGGGCATCACAAGTGGAGCTGAACACAGCTCTCGATACAGGTTCTTTGAACGTTCACGATTGGCAACTGTCTTGGCATCATGCTCAAGCAGGTTGTAGCGAAATTCCTCAACTTTCATGAGTTGGAAGGATCTTTTACGCGAGTCGAACTTGTCTCCATCAACTTCCAGCACAGACTTTGGGCCGAAAAGGGACATGCGAGACACGAGACGATCAGAGCCTCCACCAAGTAGGTTGAGGCCAAGACACATAGAATGCTTTCCACAAGTGTCGACAAGACGTTGGTTTTGGTGCAAATACATCATCAGGTGCGCAACGACATGATTAGTGTCCATAGCAACGATGGTTCGTACATTTCCAATTTCTATCTTGTGCATCGGGCGCACCTCCTCTTTTATACTGACAGAGCAGAGAGAACGTATGTAATCAGGTGTAGCAAGCACATCCCAATACTTGGCGTAGAAGCCACCGTGAGGTGACATCCAATAGTCGCACTTGAAAGGGTAGAGCTGCGTCCAAGGGAGCCCAGGACTCTTCATCGGATGAAGCCATTCGGTAACTTCTTCGTAGGAGCACAGGTGCGAGCCACCAAGATGGGGCTCGAACTCACTGTTCAACCAATCGAAGGCAATATCGTATTTGGCCTTGATGTCGTCAGAAAGGGGGTCAGGGTCGCGGTCGTAGCGCTTAGCGGAACGATATGAGTCGTTCAAACGCTTAGGCACAACACCGTAGGACAGATACTTCTCAGGCTTCTCACCACGCTGAATGATATAATCGTGCACCATTTGGTCATAGTACTTTGGCTCCTTCGCTTGGAAGTAGCGCGGTATACTACCGAGATACGGCATGTTCTCACCAATCGGCGGAACATCAGACATGATGAGACTTGTTCGGAATTCAGAGGGGTACGGCGCGAGGATCATGTCCAAAGGCATCGACTCAGCGAGCTTGGAGCAAAATTTCGGATGATAAAGCAAGCAGGGTTGTTGATTCTCCTCAGCAACAACCCAAGTTAAAAATCCTTCTTCGCAGCGGAGCTTGAGGAGCTCGACGCAGCGGATGTCGCCGGCGCGAGCGCAGCAGCGGCAGGAATCTCAACCATCTTTCCAGTGACGGAATGCTTGCCATTGATAATCTGAATCATGTCATCGTGCTCCGACGGATACGTCGCATCTTCAGAGAACTTGACGTTCGTCTGGTGGGACCAATCCTTCAGTTCTTGCATATAGCCAAGGTTGGCCGCGTAGAACTGGGGTACAACTTTCACAGACTCAGCACCAATGCCATGGAATCCGACGACAGCGTTATCTTTCAGGGCGACATAGACAGCACCGCAAGCACCGTTCTTCGTGGAAGCATGGAAGTCATAGGCTTTGACCTTGCGATCTTTGCCCAGCATAACCATCTCACCAACCAGACCAGCACTCAAACAGGCTTTGCCATTGTCGAGCCACTGAATAATCACTGTTTCGCCGGACACAGGCTCGCGGAAAACACGAGAATTGTTGAAAGCCTTCATGCCCTTCGGAACCTTAAACCACATTTGGTCAGGCATCAGAGCAGAGACGTACACAACAGCGCCGAGCACAAACTCATTTCCTCCCTGAAGGATAGAAACGGAAGACTTACCGGCAACAGCATGACGAGGCACAATAATCGCATCATTCATCACGAACGCATTGCAGCGGCTCGTTCGGCCACTGCGATCCACGGACTTGATTTCGATGAGCTTGACAGAATCAATCACGGGCTTTCCGGGAAGCAAATGTTCAGCCTTCTTCACCACAGGGGCGGCTTGGGGAACTTCACTCTTCACAGGATGCACGAGTTTGCACTTGCCATACTTCTTCTCGAAACCACACGTCTGGGTCTGAACCCACTCAGGGCACGATCTCGGAGGACCGGCAACATGGGGGAACGGACACTCAGCAGTCGGACACTTTCCGGTCTTATAGAAATGGTAGCAATTGCTCGCTTCTCCGTTTCTCCTCGACTTGAATTGGCCCTTCGGGACACCCTTGGCATATGAGCCTGTAAAAGACGAGCCTATGGGCCTGTCCATCATCTCACCAGGGTTGTTGACTTGGAAATCAGATTCCTGCGGACCTTGATTACCGAGACTCTCGTCTTCGGCACGGTCGGCAGCTCTTTCATCATCCTTGTCGAACTTGTTCTTCTTGTAGTTTCCCTTTTGCTGACCTTGATGAGGGTTGTGGTTGTTCCTCGCACTCTTGTGATTAGCCTTACCGGCCTTGCCCTTCGAGCGCTTAGCGTGCCCCCCTTCAGTCAATCGCTTGACAAGCTTCCCGATAGGAGACTTGAGATACGAGACAAGAGCGGCCAACGCAACGGCGCTGATGACAACAGTGGTGGCGAAAGGAAGTTTGACATTCCGAACGCACTGCCACCAATCAGAAAAAAACGAATGCATCACACTAACCTGCTCATGAGTCCAGATCATAGGCGCAGTCCACCAATGTTCCACCGGCGGCATCGCACCCATCATAAGAGAAGGGGCAGCCTCATCAGCGTACCAATTGTGTCCATACGTGAGAGGGGAGAAGAAGCGTTTGATCGCATCAATTCTCAACATCTCTCTCCAGGTCTGGTGGAAACGGGGCATCTTGATATCGACCTTGCTCTTGCGGGCACGTTCGACCTTCTCAGCCACCGGATCCAACTCATCGTCAGTATCGGGTTCACTACCAGAATCATGTCCATCCTCGACAATGTAAGCAGGTCGTGAGACTCTTCCACCCTGTGCAGCGCGTCGCCGCTCAGAGATCTTCTTGGACGCCTCAAGGGCAGTCGCAAGTGCTTCATCATCAATAGAATTGTCTTCAGACTCCTTCGGCTTTTGGGGCTTCGGGGCCTTCGGCTTGAGCGCCTTAGGCGGTGCTGGCTTCGAGGGCACAGGCACTTCTTCATCATCAGACTCACTCTCGCTATCGTCGGAAACCTCAGCTGCTCTAGCAGCCGCGGCGGCGACACGTTTCTCAGCTCGGGTTCTCTTTGGCTTCTGGTCAGCTGTCTCAGCACGCTTAATGGGAAAATCGACATCGTCATCGAAGACAGAAACGATCTCATCCATACAAGTACCAAGAGTCATAGCATCACGAAAAGCCGCCGAGAGCGAGTGCAAAATCGCACCAATCTCCTTCATCGACGAATTCGTGGACGCACTGCACGTGAAAATTCCAGCAGTCATGATGAAACGACGCAAACTGATCCACTTCTTCTGCAGCTCGAGCTTCGCTTCAGCGGTCTTCTTCCCAGCTTTTTCAGCCGCGGAGTACTTACGCCATGCGAACACACACGCTATCAGAGAAGCGGCCAGAAGGGCCCATTGAATGGGACCCA